GGGGCACGTCAAAGACGGTGTCGGGTGACTTTTGGGTGAGGAAAGTCAACTGATAATGCGTGTATCAGTGCATGAAACCTCATTGTTGTACATAGTGTTTGACAGTAGATAGTTTAACGACGTTGCGGTCGGAAGGTAGTTTAACGACATTGCGGTCGGCTAATGTAATAGGTAAGTGTGTATTGGACAATGTGGTGTGTACGTGTAACACCTACAATTCGCGTCCGGTCAGACTGTAATCGAGAGCCAATACCTTATCCGTTCCGGAAGAGGTGTAATGGTGTTCGAAACCGGCCAGACCGAAGTCACACTCGAGCTCAGCAATCTCCAATGGTGTGAGAGAATAGCGAGCCCAAACTTCGTGGGAGGGAACAGTGAAGTCAGCGTAGACGCTGTCAGAGACCTTGTACTCAAGCATGCCTCGTACCACGGAATCCATCTGAGCAGTAGGCAAACCCGCCATGGAGCGCATGTTCGACAGCAAGGCGAATTGCGCGTGAGGGTATGCTCCCAGCAGGAGTGAGGCTTGAAATGACTCGGCACGTTGACGCAAGGGTGTCGAACTCGACCCAGGAAGGTCACCTTTACAGGTGCCACTGAGACGGAGTAAAACACCGATGTTAAGCAACGGCCGTATGACCCCGTCGGTGCAACGAACGGGGGAGTGTTTGAGAAACTGTAACTGATGCCAATCGGAGCAATCTTCACAGGTCACGATGTAACCAACATCCGCCGCGGCTCGAACAATGTCAGAAGCCCCGCGAATGTTGACGGATTGTGAGATGGATAAACCTATAAGTATGTTAGCTAAATTATTTATGATGGTGGTTAATGTGGAACCACTGTACAACCGAGGACCGCTGGGCCGCAAAGTGACTCGGCGGGACTTGTTGTTCAGGTCGTATATGGTGATGTCTTCCTGGCACTGATCGATGAGTTGTTGTGCTTCGGATTGTAAATGTGGTGGAAATAATTTCTTGAGTGCGAGGAACAACTCTGTGGTGTGAGAAGCGTCGCAGCTGGATATGTCTACGTTGTAACGGAGAATTACCCCATCCTCACGACGATACGAGAGACATGAATCGTCGGAGAACAGGACAAAATAAAAACGCCCTTCGGGCTCAATGAGTTGAGCGAAAACACGTTCGAGAGTGGCGGGGTCTGGGCTCGGGACGAACTCAATCTTTCCGCCGTTAATGCACAGGGGGTGGTCGGCCATTGCCATCTTCATGAACTTGGTCAACCGAAACCCTTGCAACGAGCAAGCGACACCGAGGTCGCCTATCATTCGTGGCACTTTGCCGGGCTTGGCAATCTCGAATTTCTTCATTTTGTATTCCGTGGTCTTTCCTGGCGCGTGCCAGGTGTTGTCAAATATATGGTTGTAAAATATAAGCTCGTTCCATGCATGAATGCGCAACTCACGTTTAGCGTGGGTGTCGCCATGGTGGAGCTCGGCTTCGTCGAGCATGACGGTGTAATCGGCGAAACCTGGGGAGTACATGAGAGCGAGTGCGCTCAAGGTACTCTGATTTTGTGCTATGTACAAGCTCTGTCTGTACTGCATGGCCTGTTCGTAACCAGTACAGAGCGGATTGCGGGCTTTCGTAATCCTGGTGGATGCAAGCGACACGTTGTCGTTGCTGTTAGCATAAACCACACCGGAATGGGCAACGCATGGCCCAAACAGGGAATGGTAACTACCATCAGTTTTAGCGAGAAGCCGCTCGGTGGGAGTGGGCTTTGGAAAACGGATGCGACCGTCCTTCCAAAAGCGCAACCCTCCTCGATTCACTACCTCGAAACCTCCGTTGTACTCGTATAACGGGTCAACGGATGCTTCTTGGCAGCGGACTTTGAATGTCGGGCGGTGAACAGGGACATTTTTGACACCACCTCTTTCCGAAAATCCACAACGGCGGGCGCAACGCCTCGTGGTCTCCGTGCTTCGTCAATAAGGCCGCGCAGCAAAAGCTGATTGTTAACGAAGGTGACGGTGTCGGACAACACCTGCTGATTGGCACTGTAAGCAGCGTGTCGCGGATGATCGGCGATTAGCTTCAAGACTCGAAGTCTAGCTGTATCCCGAAGAGCCACTCCCTCATCGGATGGAATGAGTAGCTTGGATTGCATTGCAGTGAATGACTGATGACAGAGTAAATGCCTAGCCAAATCGTGGAAGACATCGACCTCGTCGGCATGAGTGAAGGCACCAGCGAACAGGGATATGCTATCCTGAACGGAGGTGGGAGTCCTACCATCCCAGCCCTGCCAAAAGTACTTGGTGACACTGATTTGCGTCTGTGCGAGTGTGAGCACATTGCTGCTCACAAATTCGGATTGCTCGTTGTGCAACACCACGTCCATGGATGCGGCACATGACAGCTTCAGCATCAAGCGTGTCAAAAACGAGTCCCTACCGCGGCGGCCTCGCACACCGTGATTAGAAAACACGATGTACTTCCTCAGCGCCATTCCGTCGCTGGGCTGAGGGTCCAGTGCAGGGGCGCTGGACGCGACGTCGACTCCTTGAGATGTGGGATCCAGGGGAGAAGGTCCGTGGGCTGGAACACTCCCCGACAATGTCGGACCCGTGAGAGGCGGTGTCTCATCATGAAGTAAATCAGAAGGTGTCGAATCGCCACCCAACTCGGTGGGCGGCATCACAGGAACTTGGTCAGTAACAATGACAGAAGCAGGCTTCTTCTCTTCCGAGGAAGGTACACCACTAAAGGTGCTAAGATTTGTGTTACTGGGCCAATCATCGGACGTTTCCGGACTCGTGCCACAATCATGAGTGGTTGAGAATTCAGGGGAATCGCGCTTCCCCTCATCGGCGCTTGATGGCACCGGACGCGCCTCGAGTGACGGCGCGAATGATTGTGCTGGTTTTTGAGGTTCCACGCGTGCAGATCGTGGTGTGAAAATCTCAGCGTTTGGTGACAACGAAGAAGAAAGCTTGGTGGTGACTGGGGAATCCGTGAGCATCTCCCACTGCTCAATAGACTCCTTAGCCTCCTTCTTGGACACCTTTGCCAAATCGCGGAGTGTGCAATCCTTCTTGAAGACGGGTGCACGCCCGGTGTGAAAATGGCAGTCAAAATCAGGGCAAGCCGTGGTAGAATACATGCACCTGTAATGACGTTGTTGTTTTTCGGCCCGCTTGGTGCTGGTAGATGCACTAGCGGCGGCCTTTTTCTTCCTCTCGGACGCCCTCCTGGCGTAGCCACACAACGGCTTGCATTTGTGATAATGCGAGACGGAAAAAATGCACTTTGCACCATGGGTGCATCGTACGAGTTCGAGCGAGCGCGAGGCAGTGACTTCGGTGCACTTCGCGCACTGATGGCAACGCTCTGTATTTGTATGCTGGTGTGTATTTTGCGAAACGCAACTCTTATCCACTATCGTCGACACGCCAAAGGCGTATCGACCCGGCTCCCCGGGCCGTCCATCAGTCCGACCCGGGATACTTTTAATCGACTTAAACATTCAATATTTCTGGGCTTTTTCTACCAAAGGTGGTCAGCAGGGTGAGTAGCACACATCACCCCTCGCACGGTTTTTGCCACGAGGTAAGTTGTCAGTAACCGGAAGCTAGGGAAGCTACACGTGATCCATCACGTGTGCTGCATGCGAGCAGTCTTTAAGTTTATCGTCGTCGGCGAGCTTTGGGCCGCTGCTTCGGACGTTTGGGCGCGCGGGCGCCCTTGGATTTGGGGCGCACGGCGCCCCGGGATGCGGGTTTAGGTTTGGGCTTGGCCCGCTTGGTACGGGCTTGATTGATCAAATGGGATACCGAATGAACACCGCTGGCGACGGCGCCAATGGGTCCGGGAATGCCGGACAACAACCGCGTGCTGGTATCGACAGCTTGCAAAATGGTGCCCCAGAAATCGGGATTCTCCGAATCGGGGACGGCTGTGGGCAAGTTGCGACACATCTCACGGTAAAGAGCGAGCGCGGCGTCGTCAATGTCCGGTGAAAGGTGTGAGAAGTTGTACAGCAAACTATTGAAAGTAGGCTGGTACTCCCACACTTTCCAGATCTTAAGGACGAACGACTGGTTGACGGAACCAGCCGGTACGTCGATACGAAATATGATCGTGTCAAACCCGTTGTCGAACACAGGCGCGGCGCCAACGAAATGCAACTTCTCGGTGCCTTCGAAAATTGCTTCGACGTCGGCGTCCCTGTTAATGTCGTCCAGAACGGGGAAGAAAGAGAAATTCTCCTCGCGGTTCATGGATACGGAGTAGGCTCCGCGACGGACAGGCTCGACGTACGCCTGTGAATCGAGTGCGACCTTGACGAGGCCGCGACCACCGGTGATGGCCAAATTGTCAGAAACGTTGAATCCGGCTTTGTCAAACGCAGAGATGGTGCGGCTGAGCGGAGTCTTCCAGGCGGATATGGTGCCGTACTGGTTGAACGAGTTGTTCACACAGTTGAGCTCGGCACTGAGCGCCATAAGTCGACCCTTGGAAAGCTGTTCGGAATTCGACACTTCTTCAGATGTAGCGACGCCAGCGAACATGTCCGCGGCATCAGCAAAATAATGACCAACCATGACATTGCTGTCAACAAGTGGGACACCGGTGTTGGGTGGGAGTTGAGGCGTGTAAAAGGCCACGCCGGCCGTAGGGGTGATAATAATGTATGTGGCTTTGCCCGCAGTGGCCGTGATCGTCTCGAACATGTAGTCCTTCTTGATCACGGAGGGTCCGTTGTAATTGTCCGGAATGCCTTCGATATCAGTGAGCTCGAAGTCGGGGGCTGACGTTGCTGTTTTGACGAATCCTTCGCCGTTTTCGGTAATGGTATTTAAAGTGGGGGTATTCATGATTGTAACGATGCCGTCTTTCACTCATCTCCTCGCAACTCCGCTGACGATCAAACCCCACCTAATGGGTGGTAGCTCCGAACAGGGTTCGCGCTTATTAGGCGCGTTGCGGGTGTCTCTCTTCCCGGTATATAGAATCGATGAGGATGGCATGGGCATGGCTCGCAAGCCATAAGGGTGGTGGATAGCCAGGTGCGCGCCCACGCGCACCGGTTCCGAAGAGACTAGGGTATTAAAAGATGTGAACACGGTGTAGGACTCCCGACCAAGACCGCGCCACAGAGCATTTTATTGGCGTCAACCCACTCTGCAAGAACCGAAAAAC